CTGGAGCATCGCCCTTGCCGCAAGTCTAACGCTCGTACTGACCGGGCGTAGTAACAGCGAGGAAATCTGGTCAGGCAAGCTGATCGAGAAATTCTACTCGGCTACCGTGCTGAGTGCGATCAGCAACACCGACTACGAGGGCGAGATCAAGAACCAGGGCGACACGGTGCATATCCGTGCCAAGCCGACGATCACGATCCGCGACTACCAGGTCAACCAAGATCTGCTGGTCGAGCGCCCGTCGAGCAACATCGTGGATTTCACCATCGACTTCGCCAAGTATTTCAACGAGGCGTTGGACGACGTGATGGAGGTCCAGTCGGACATCAATCTGCTCAGCATGTGGGCGGATGATGCGTCCGAGCAGATGAAGATCAACATCGACACGCAGTGTCTGTCGTTGATCGACGCTGGGGTGAACTCCGCCAACAAGGGCGCCACTGCGGGCAAGATCTCCGGCAACATCAATCTGCGCGCCACCGCGGCACAGATCGCGCTCACCGCGGTGAACATCATCGACTCGATCGTGGATCTCGGCACCGTATTGGACGAACAAAACATCCCCGAAACGGGCAGATGGCTGGTGATCCCGCCATGGGTCGCAGCGCTGATCAAGAAGTCCGATCTGCGCAATGCGTCCATCTCGGGCGATGGCGTGTCGCTGGTGCGTAATGGCCGGCTGGGCATGATCGACCGGTTCACGATGTATTCGTCGAACCTGATCCCGACCGCGGTCGAGGGCACGGCGAACGCGTTCCGCATCTTCGCCGGGCATCCGCACGGGCTGACCTTTGCCAGCCAGATCACCAAGATGGAGACGATCCGCTCCGAGCGTTCGTTCTCCAACCTGATGCGCGGGCTGCAGGTGTTCGGCTTCAAAGTGCTCGACGGGATCGCGGTTGCCGAGCTGTATGGCATTCGCGGTTAGTCTACTACTGTCGTAGTCCTCCCCTTCGGGGGAGGGCACTTTCTGGGAGCGTAGGGCATGGCACGCAAGGCGTTCGAGGGCTCGCCCAAGGACAAGCGCCAGGATCGCAAGGGTGCCAAGAAACTCGGCGTGTCGCTCAAGGCCTACGAGAGCACGTCGCGCGACAAGGCTGAGGACCGGGCCGGGCAGTCCAACATGGGTCGGCCCAACCAACGCACCAACTTCGCCAAGGGGAAACGCTGATGGCCAAGCCGCCGCCGTTCGCGATGAAAGCCGGCAAGGGCAAAGCCCCCGCGGCTGCGCCCAAGCGCAAGGCACCCCCGCCGCTGCCGCCGGCACCGGTGCAGACGCCACCAGTCGCCGCAGCGGCACCGCCTGCTGCACCCCCTTCGCCGATCGGCGGCGGGATGGGGTTCAGCCGTGGCGGCAAGGTGGGTAAGAAGGGCAGGGGGAAGAAGTGAAGAAGCCCACGCGCCGCAAGGGCTTCGATCAGGGCGGCCAGATCTCCTCCGACAGCATCGGCAAGGGGATCGAGGCGGGCGCCAACATGGCGCTGTCCGGCTACAGCGCCTACCAGCGTGGCAAATACTACGAGACCATGGCCGACGCTGCGAAGGCGCGCCTTGGCACCACAGGCCCAGCACAGGGTCCGGTGGGCGGCGATGTCAAAGACGGCATGGCGCGCGGCGGCAAGATCAAGCGCGTGGCCGGCAAGCCTATCGGCAAGGACGACGGGCTGATACCCGCGCAGAAGGGCGAGTACGTGGTGCGCAAGAGCGCCGTGAACAAACTCGGCACCAAGGCGCTGAACCAGATCAACCGTGGGAAGATCCCAGCGAGGAAGGGCCGGTAATGCCGCGCACCTTCCGCTCGCTGATCCTTGAGGCGCGCACGTTGTTGCAGGACAAGGTGCCGCCGGATGGTGTGCCCAGCACGGGCACCGGTGGCACGCGGTTCTCTGATACCGAGATGTTCGAGTGCATCAACGGCGCGATGGCCGAGACCCGGACGAAGCGTGCGGATCTGTTCTTGCCTTTGGGCCTGCGCAACCCGCTGCCGTTTTATACCGCCGCGGCGAACCTGGACACGACGTTCCCCTTGGATGTGTCGGTCTACAACGCGTTTGTTTACTATATTGTCGGGAGATGTGAACTCAGAGACGACCCTTATGCAGACGACGCTCGTGCCGTCGCTCTCCTAAACAAGTTCACCAGTCAGCTTCTGACGGTGACGGCATGAAGCACTCCGGGATTGAAAAACTGACCATGAGCGGCCTTTGCGGCTTTGCACCACGCTTTGTGTGCGGCCGCCGGTGTCTTGAAGGACCCGAGGTGTATGTTCCGTCTGCCCAGCTTGATCTGCGCGACGTACATATTTGGTCGTTTTTGATAGACCCCTTTCGGCAGATGCTTATGAATTCGTTGCCTATTGCCGATGTTGTAGCCGTTTTGCGACGCGGTGGCAGATCGCAGGTTAGCCCAGCGGTTATCGAATGGATTACCGTTGATGTGGTCGATCATGGATGCAGGTTCGAACCCCGTCATCCACTTCCATATGATGCGGTGGACGGGCCAGTTCTTGTAATGCAACCCGACCTGAACAAAAAGTCCGTTGGACTTACCGCAGGTTTTGCCTGCATAGATTTTATTTACTCGCCAATATCGCCTGTGGTCGTAAGCAAAGTGGTTTATAGGGCGCCACTTCCAGCGCAGTTGTCCAGTGCTAGGGTCGTAATCAAAGCACTCGACAAGGTAGCTTTGTGGTGGGAGATAATTCGTAGCCATTGGTCTGGTCCAGTCAGATCGGTGGTTAGGGCTGCCGCGGCGCTGGTAACCCCGCGGCAGTCCGCCTCATGTAGCGGCTTCGTTGTGGGGGCGCAAGCATGAGCGAAACCATCACTCCGACTGACAACATGCGTTCGCTCCTTGGGTCTAATCCAGATGTCACCAGGGTTTACGACAACGTGCTCGCGGTGATGCCGTCGGCGACACTTCCTTTGGTTCAGATGTGCCTGTGGTCGACGATCGAAGAATTCGCGATCCGCAGCTTGTACTTTCGCGACAAGGTCTACTGGCAGATGGCGCCTGGCGTGTGGCAGGTGGATTTTAATCCTTACAGCGCCACGCAACTCGTCGTCTGGGTGATCACGCAATACGGGTTGACCAACTTCCGCGTGGTGCCGCCGGCCGTGTTGGAGGACCTGCAGGTGCCCTGCGACGCAGCGCGCACCGGCTGGGCCTGGCTGGCGCTGAAACCCACCTCGTTCCAGGCGGTGCAGCAACCCGGAGCGTTCCCTGAGCTCTGGAATACCTGGTTCGAGACCATGCTCGACGGCACGATGTTCCGGCTCTACGGCCAGCCGGCCAAGCCGTGGTCCTCGCCGCAGATGGCGCAGTACCACGGCTCGCGCTTCCGGCAGGGCATGGCGCGCGCTCGCGACATCGCGGAGCGCCAGCACAGCGACCAGCAGTCACCCCGGAGAACCTACCCCTACTTCGCATCGGGGAGGCGCAAGCAATAATGCCCGACGGTAGTAACATCGTCACCGGCAAGACGCCCAACTGGCGTGACGGGTATGTTCCGCCGGCGGCCGAGTGGAACGCCTGGTGGGCGCAGAAGCTCGATGCGAGTGACCCGTTCGTCACGCAGGGACCCTACTTGCGGCTGGCCGGTGGCATCATGCTGGGCCGGCTTGTTCTTAACGTGCCGCCGCTCAATCCGATGGACGCGGTCACCAAGGCCTATACGGACGCCGCGGATAGCCTGTTGACGACGACCAAGGTCAACAAGGCCGGCGACACGATGACAGGGCCGCTGTCTCTGCCGTTCGATCCTTATCAACCGCTGCACGCGGCAACCAAGCAATACGTGGATAACGCCGATGCGCTGAAAGTCTACCGTACTGGCGACACTATGACTGGCCCGCTGACTCTGGCGGGCGACCCGGTGTCGGGGCTGCAGGCAGCGACTAAGCAATACGTCGACGGCTTCGTGCAGCCGGGAGCGCCCTTCTTGTCGTTGTCCGGCGGCACGATGACGGGGTTCCTCACGCTGAATGGAAACCCGGTATCGCCGCTGCAGGCGGCGACCAAGGGCTACGTCGATGCCGCGGTGTCGACGATTTACACTCTGCGCGGCGGGTGGAACGCCTCGACCAACTCGCCCACGTTGAGCAACGGCGGTGGCGGCGGCGTCAAGGGTGACGTTTACACCGTCAGCACGGCCGGCAGCACCTCGCTGGACGGGCAGTCCACCTGGGCGGTGGGCGATCAGGTACAGAATACCGGCACGACGTGGGTGCGGGTGGCTTACTCTACTTCGTTTGGCAGCATGGCTTTTCAGCAGGCCACCGCGGTCGCGATCACTGGTGGCACGCTGGCAGGGGTAACCAGCCTCGGCTTCTCGGATAGCAGCGTCATTCAGCCCAATGCCTCAATGCCAGATCTGGCGTGGTGGCGGCGGGACACCAGCGGCAACATCGTACAAGCCCTCGATTACGCCGGTGTGTCAAAGTTTCAGGCGCTTCAGATCTACGGGCAGACGACGCTTGGCGCGTTCACTGCGACTAGCGGCACAGTCACCACTGGCACGATATCTACACTGAACTTCACTACGGCGACCTTGCCCGACAGCAGCGTGCTCCAGCAGGGTAATCTCGCAATGCCTGACCTGGCGCGCTGGTGGCGCGATCCGGCGGGTAATATTCCAGTGGCGATCGGCACCGACGGCACGCTGATTGCGCAGAACCTGCGCGTCATCGGCACCGCGACCTTGCCTGGCGGTAGCAGCGGCGGCGGTGGTGCGACTGTGACGCCGGCCGATACACTCGACATCACCAAGTATGGCGCGGTGGGCGACGGCAATGACGATGTGTTCTATGGAACATGGACCAACGGCGGCAACACGCTGACGCTGTCGCGCTATACCGGCAACGTCGTCTGGTCAACCACGGCCAACACGTTGACGCTGAGCGATCTGCCGAATACCAGCTCGCCGGGCATCGATCCCAACCAGGTTGGTAAATACCTCTACATCCAGGCGACCGACGGTTCCGGCATTACCGCCACGATCAAGATCACCGGATGGACCAGCAACTCGGTCGTCTCGGTTGATACCAACGCGCCGGGCGCGGTGACAACGGCTCTCGTCTCCTGGCCAGCCTTCCGAGCATCCGATCTGAACAAGGCGATCCGTGTCGGCGGTGGCAACGCCTCGCTGGTGCGCGGTGCATGGAACTCCGGTATCTGGCCGTACGGCGGCATTATCGCTAGCGTTCTGGCCGGCAATCAGGTGACCGTGACCAATCCGATTGCGCCGAACTTTTCCACGGCCGCCAGTGCGCAGCCGGTGCGGGTGTCATGGGGCACCGACAATTCGCCGGCCTACCTTGCCGCACAACCGGACATTATCGCTAAGGGCATCAAGTATCTTTGGCATCCGCGGGTCGATGGGCAGGCCAGGACCGTCTATTGTGCCTTCGCCGTCGCGCAGCGCCACTTCGGTGATAACTACTTCGCCAACGCATTCACCGACGCCCCGCGCACTTACATGCAGACCCAGTGGATCGGTGATCCGTCCGTGACGGGCGTGCTCACCGACACCAGCGCCCGGCTGTTGGGTAAGCGGATCATCCCGGCGCGCTCGCCGCCGCCACGCCAGCCCATGCGTGACGTGATCGCGCGTCTGCACATGCCGCGTGTGGTGGCGGTGGCTGGCACGGTCCAGGTGGTCGAAGCAGGCGACAGTCTCGCTAAATACGATCCGACCGCGCAGTCCGACGCTTGGAACCCGGTCGGCGTGTGGGAAGGGCTGATGCGCAAGCAGAACCCACGCAAGGGTTTCAACTTCCAGAACATCGCCAATGCCGGCGCCGGCTGGGCGGAACTGGTCGATCCCGGTAGCGGCCTGGCGTGGAAGATCGCCGGCACCGATCTCTACTTTCTGTCATCCAGTGGCATCAACGACTTCTGGCGCGGTCACGCAATCAAGGTCCAGGCCGGGATCAATCTCGCGCGGTCCTCCGGCAACGATGGCGGCGGTCGTGCGCCCGACGTGCTGCTGACAACAGCCAAGGTGAACACGCAGTCGCTGCCTACGCAGTCGGCGGCGTGGAACTTTGACGGCTGCACGCACACAGAAGTCCTGGTCCGCACGATGGCGCGCACGCAGGGCTTCGGCTGCGTCGATCTGCAATCCTATTCTGAGCAGGCCGTGTTCGGGGCGTCTAACTATCATCGTGAGCTGCAACAGCTCCCCGAGGTAAACGGCTGGTCGTTGACGCCGGCCAACCCGTTCACCTGCTACATCGATTGCTATTCATGGTCGATCGGCGTGGTGATGAGCGCAGCCTCGGCTGTCTGGCCACTGATCGGCTCGTTCCGTGTCCCCCTTAGCCCGATGCCGGGTAACGAGTTCATCATCGACTACGACACGACGGCGAACGTGCTGCGCTACGAGGCGCGTTTGTGGGGCCGCGAGGTTGCCACCACCGTCACCACCTCCGGCTCGACGTTGAGCACAACAGCCGGCACAGCGACTACTGGCACGCTGACGTGGCCGGCATTTCAGAACGCGATCACTTCATTCACCGGTGGTGGGTTCACTGGCACAACCGGGCAGTGCGTGCTGCTGCCGGGCCTCGATGTGAACGGTCAGGCACAGCGCACTTACGTCAACTCGGTCGTCAGTGACACCGTGGCGGTGTTCGATGACTTCTGGCAGGGCAACGCGCCCGGCAGCGGCAATCAGACCTTTGCCAGCAGCGTGACACTGACGATCGGTGGTCAGATGTTCCTGCCGGTCGATGTCGACGCCGCCACCGACATCGTGATGAAATGGGGCACCAGCGAGTATCGCGGCAAGATCACCGGTTTCACATCCAACAACACCGTGACCGTCTCGCCCGCGCCTCCTGCGCTTACCAATCAGGCGGTGACGATGTGGCTGGGTCGGATCAGCGTGCCGCGCACCAACACCGTGCAGTCGTCAAACGGCACGTCAACGACGCTGCTGCTGTCATTCAACCGCGATGAGTTCTCTTTCCGCAACTCGCTCACCTCTTGTCTGTTCCGGGGCCCGGTCGAACGCTACGGGGTGCGCTATGCGCCGCGTTTCCGCATCACCGGCACCGGACCGGTGACGGCCAACTTCACCGACATATACGGCGACCGCGACGTGTTCTTTACGCCGGTCGGCACGCCAATGGACATCCAATCGGGCGACGCGAACGCCTCGGGTGGCGGCGGTGGTTTCCACGACAGTTCGTTGACCAGCGAGCGGATCAATCGGCTGGCCTATGAAGCGCTCGACCTGTGCGCGATGTGAGGTAGAACGATGCCGATCGAGGAAGTCATCGCGGGATTTACGTTTGCCGGCTTCGCCACGCTGCCGCCCAACATTCCCGGCTTGCAGGCGCTGGGGATTTTCGGCTCAGGCTTCGACGGCAAAAACACCAACCGCGCCGCTGGCGGGCCTGCGTTCTCCAACCTGACCAACCCGCCAACCGTTGGCAGTGCGTGGGTTACCGTCAACAACGGCACCGGCACCGGCACGCCGACGCAGGGCTACGATAGCAACGTTGCCGAGACCGCGAGCGTCAATACATCGGGGTGGACCGAGTTTGTCGTGGCGCGCACGCCGATCGTCAGCGGCAATGCCATCATCCTGGGGGAGACAGTATTGAGCACCAATCTGGTGCTCAATCCGGCGTTCGCCACGGTGAGTTCGCATCCGAGTTGCTATATCGCGGTGCAGGGGACCGCGTTTACAGGGGCAGAGGCGGCACTTGATTTAGGTGTCAGCCGTCCGACTTCCGGCTGGGGGA